GTCGTTGGTGACCTCGTCGGGGTAGCCGTCGTCCCACGGGTCGTCGGTGGATGTTACCTCGGAGTCCTTCCGCCACGTCCGTACGTGGGTGGTCGCTACCGGTATCACCCGATCCTCACCCAGGGGTCAGGCTCGGTGCGGACCACGGCCAGCGACGGGCGCAGCGTGTGAATGGCGAAGTCTCCGGAGCCGGCGAGGAACGTGCACGACTTCAGGAAGCGCTTCGCCAGGGGTGCGAGGATGCCGTCGCCGTCGACTTCGAGCATCGCACCGTTAGCGCTGGCGCGCTTGAGTGGTCGGGCGGTGAGTGCCGCCTTGCCCTCGGGGGTGGCCAGGTACGCCGTCTGCCACTGCACGGCGAACTTCAGCCGGCGGAGGTCCTGGGCGGTGAAGCGGTCCTCGGGCAGCGCTGACGCGAGGTCGGCGCCGGAGAACAGCTCGATGATGTCCTGCGCGGTCTGCACGTCCACCTCGGTTGCGGCGACGTCGGTCGCAGCTGCGATCTCTGCCGGGGTGATGATGAGCGCCATGGCATCATCCTACCGTTACGGGACGCCGATGATGTCGAGCAGCCGATTGTTCTGATAGGCCAGCGTCGGGGTGGCAGCAGGGGGGAATGTGGACTGAGTGCCCGCCTGGCCTGCGGACACGTTGCCATCGCCGCCGCCGCTCATTCCCGAGAAGGTCGCCGTCGCGTTGTCGCACCCGAAGGCCACCCAGTCACCCACAGCGAGCACAACAGTCGAGCCGAGCGCCACGTCCTGCACGCCAACTGCCGGACAGGCCACGCTGCCACTCGTGGCGAGCCGCGTGCCAGGCGTAGAAGACAGACCCGAGCCGCTGTTAGCGTAAACCGCAACCGCGATGTTGCCGGACTGCACGCCCACATTCACGCGCAGAGCCGAGACCGTCCCGCCCTCGATGACCCGGTAAAAACGGGTGCTGTTCGCTGTGCCGATGGTGATGAGACCGGTCGGCCCCGGCGGCACGACGGTACGGACGACCCCGAGACCAACCACAGTCTCGACAAGGCCTGTGTTGGCCGACTTCAACGCGAAGTGCGCGTCGCGCCGTGGCAGTGTCCACTTCGTACCGGCACCCGTGATGCGCTGCCCGACCGCTGTGACGCCTGAGACTATCCGCGAGTCAGCCTCCGTGAACACGACACCCACTGTGGCGGGGTCGCGGAGGTCGTTGGCAGACAGGCTCGTGTTGGTCACGTCGGCCGCTACGGAAGCCTCCAGGGAGATGCCGGTGGGTGCGTCGATGATGTTGCCGTGGATCTTGTTGCCATCCGCCGCAGGCGGCGTGGTCGGCTGGTAGTAGCCGGCGCCTGTCAGATAGGACTGAATGCGGACACCTGCGCCCGCGCCTTTCAGCTTGTTGGCTGCTATCAGGTTGCGCGCCGAGCCCATGGCGAACCGGACCACTGCGCCAGCGGGGCCGTCGACATGGTTGCCGGTGACAATGTTGTCAGAGCATCCGTAGTAGCCCTTGATCCCGTCGAGCTCGTTAGCGCTCACCGACGTTTTGCAACGGTTGTCTGTGATGGTGTTCTCGCAGGATCCCCATGCGAGATGGATGGCAGACGAACCGTACTCACGGATGGTGTTTTTGGTGATGACGTTGCCCGTGGCGATGGGAGACAGAATCACGCCTCGGTGAGACTGGCCATACAGGTAGTTCCCCGTGACGCGGCAGTCCTGGGCGGCGTACAGCGAGACTCCGTGGGTGCCGTTGTAGACCCAGTTGTCCGCGATGGTGTGGCCTTTGGAAAGGTTCGACGCAGCTCCGAAGGTCAGGGTGTTATTCTGACCGCCGCCCTGCGCGTCGGTCGCTGTCGAGACGCACGCGATGCCCATACATGCCGCCACCGTGCCGAACGGTGAATCGGACGGCAGCGTGATGTGGTTGCCTCGGACAGTGCAGTCCGTGGTGTTCTGGTGGAGCCTCACGCCGCCGTCGCTAGTCACGGCAAGGCTGAAGATCCGGTTGCTCAGGACGCGGCAACGGTCGGCCAGATAAAGGAACACGCCCCGCTTGGCGGTGGCGTTGCAGTCAATGGTGAACCCAGAGATCTCCGCGTCGGTGATCGTCGGCGTACCAGGACCCCATCCTTGGGCCTGGAACACGCCTTCGGTTGTGGATGATGACCCCTTCACTGTGCATCCGTTTCCGACGTATGCAATACCGGTGGAAACGGTGATCTTGGAAACGCTGTAGGTTGCGTCTGACTTGAACAGCAAACTGCCGCCACCTGCTGCCACGGCTGCGACGCGGGCAGCTTCAATCGCAGCGGTGTCGTCCGTCGTGCCGTCGCCTACGGCGCCGTAACTCTCGGGGAGGAAGGACCTTCTCGCGAGTTTCCCTCCTGCAGCGTCGATGACGTCGCCGTCAGCGTCGAGCTCGGCGACGCCGCCAGCCACACCAAGCATCACGTAGGGGGGAGCGCTCGGGGTGCTGGCCGGGTCGAGCAGGGTGGCGAGGTCGGTGCCGCCGCTGCCGCCGGTCGTCCCGACAGGCCACGCCTCCAGCGGGCTGATGGTGAACACTTCCGAGCCGCCCGCCGCGAACGTGATCGTCAGGATGACCGCGCCGCCGCTCGGGGAGTTGTCGGGGTCGTCAGTGACGGGTAGTTGCAGGTCGATGCTGGGCTGGCCCTCGATGGTGTTGAGGTTGCCTGACCCGATGACACCGGGGCGGAAGATCTGCTTGGCGCCACCGGCGAGAGTGTTGACGATCCGGCCGGTGATGCTGGCCGACCACGTGCCGGGCTCCATGTTCAGGCTGAGCACGTTGCGATAGGTGCCGTAGACGCGGCGCACACTCCAGGATGCTGACGGTGGTGGCACGGGTCTCTCCTAGTGGTCGGCAAGCCGAGTCTAACGCAGGGACCCCCCGCCGCCTTTCACGGCGACGGGGGGCCTGCTGAGCCTAGCGTGGGAGCGCCAGGACTCAACTGGACGGGGATCCAGGGATGCGAGGCTTCCGCTTCGCTGCCGATATCTTAGCGCCGCGATCAGGCTCGGGGCTGTGACGCTTGCACGTGCAACCCTCAACGCAGCGCCGACCATTCAGCGCGGCTGCCAGCTTCGCGCGGTGCTCGGGGGTCGGAACGTAGCCGAGCGCGTAGTGGCTGCCCAGCATCTGCGCTGACTTCCGAGCCTTCGCCTCGTCGCTCCATTTGTATCCGACAGCGCCACGCTGGCCGCCTAGTGTGCGGTTCAGCAGGACGATGCCCTGCCGTTGGAACTCCGCGATCCAGTGGCGCTCGCGGCTGCCGACGTCGATGCCTTCAGTGACGTACTCGAGGATCGTCATGCGGACGTTGGGCGGCCCGACCTCGACTATCCAGAGATTGAGGGGCAGGTGAGCGGTTCGCTCAAGGTGGCGGCGATGCTGCGCCAGCCGCTTCTCTGGAGGCTGGCTCGTCATACCGACGTAGCGGAAGGGCTCCCCGTCGAGGTGTAGCGCGTAGATATATCCAGTCATGGTGAACATTCTAGCACTGGTTAAGGCAGCAAGAAGCCCCCAGGACCGAAGTCGCTGGGGGCTCTCGCTTCTAGTCACAGGCTCTCGAAAGTGCCTCTGACTAGGGGTGACTCACGGAGTATCGACCGTGGGGTTCTGAACTCGCACGAAGGCGTTGATGTCGCGGTAGATGAAACCCAACTCGATTTCGGCACGGACAGCGAACATATTGCGTTGCCACAGGTTCAGCTGCGTGCCGCCGTCGTTGATGGTGGCCGTGTCGGTGATGCTGACCGTGACACCTTCGACGGTGCCGACGAACGCGGCACCCTTCCAGTCGCCCGCGATGCCGGTGTCGTCCGCGACGGTGGTCGAGGACTTGAACGGCGTCTTCGTCTTCAGCACGTTCGCGCCGAGGATGGACGACGCGAGCTCACCCGAGGGCTGCTGGTTGGCGGTGAAGAACTGCCGGCCCTGCGGGTCGACGGCCGTGAGCAGGAGCGAGTAGAGCTCCTGGTTGACGATCCAGTCCGTCACGTCGAAGCCGGCGGTGGCGACTGCACCCAGGACGGCGAGCACGTCGCCGAAGGTGCCGGTCGAGTCCACCGACAGCGCGGGCGCGGCAGCCAGCGTATCGAAGCCCGACCCGGGGACGCTGTCGACGCCGAAGACGGTGCGGTCGAACTTGCGGGCCAGCGCGGCGGGGAGCCGCTGGACGAGGGCGCCGTAGAGGCCGGAGGCGTCGCGCTTGAACTGGTTGGAGAAGGGCACGATGACGGCGATGGTGTACGGCGTCATCGACTTCGAGGAGACGGTGCCGCGCGAGACGGGCTTCTCCTCGGTCTCCAGCACCCAGTTGGCCGTGGGCTCGCCGGTGATCATCGGGATGGTGAGGCCCGGGCCGGGGAGGGGGATGGTGTTGGCGGCCTGCATCACGGCAGAGGCCTCGAGGACGTTGGCCCAGATCTCCGAGGAGATGGAGGCGGGGAGTGAGACGCCGGTGGTCCCCCGGCGGATGTCGACCTGTGCCATGGTGGCTCAGCCTTTCGTTGAGAGTGTGTGGATCAGGAGAGCCCGAGAGCGGCTGCGAACTGCTCAGCGTTGGACTTCGAGCCCGAACCGCTGCCACGCCTACCGTTCTGCACGCTGGTCTTGCGCTTGGCCGCTCCCGCCAACTTCTCGTGACGCGCCTTCAGAGACGCGATGGCGTCCCGGTCGGGCTTGTGCTCGTCGGTGACGAAGCGGGCCATGTTGAGCTCGTCGAGGAGTTCCTCGAGGTCGTCCTCGCCTACGACGCTGGTAAGCGCCGCGCGAATCGCCTCGGTGGCTAGCTCCACTCCGTGCTCGGCTCGGGCTTCCTCGCGGCCAGCCTCACGGGCTGCCTCGACGTCGCTCGGGCCTTCGGTCGCTGCCTTCGTCGTCTTCCGCGCCTCGCGGGTCTTGACCCTCAACGCGGCATTCTCACGCCGCAACTTTCGGATCTCGTCCTGCGTCTTCTGCGGGAGGTCCTCGAAGGCAACCTCTTCGGACTCCTGGTCCTCGTTCTCGTCGGCGTCGACCTCTTCGGTTTCTGCCACCTCGTCACCTAGGCCGAGTGCCGCCGCCACTTCCGTGTCGGCTGTGCTCGCAGCGGTGTCGGTCATGCTTGCCTCCAGGGCTGTTGTCTCCGAAACCCTGAGGCTCTACCTCAGAGTTACGGGACTCAGACTAGCACCGAATGTCGACTTATCGATTTGTCGTCACGTCACCACGACGAGGGCGCGCCTGGTCTTCGCCCCGCGGTCCATCGCCCAGCCGGTCTCGTGCTGACCATCGAGAACGACGTCATAGGCGAGGTTGTAGTTGCCGGTCGCGGTCGTGCCGTCGATGAGCCGCGACAAGGTCACGCTGCCGGCCGTGTGGTTGGTGGCCGTCGCCGCGCCCCAAGTAGCCGTCCCAACCGGCGGCGGGTCGTCGTTGCCGACCGGGACCAAGCAGATGTTGAACGTGGCCGTCAGCAGCTGCTTCAGACTGTCGGCGACGTCGCACGTCACTGCACCCGAGAATCCGCCCGTCACTGTGATGGTTCGCGTCATCGCACCTTCGCCTCATATCTGCCGTTGTGGTGGAGCCTACCGACGTACTGGCCATCGCTGCGGAGATAGCCGACCAGGCCGCGCGGGACGATAGGCCCGACCCAGCCGCCTTCCTGCGGGGTGCCGCTGGCTGTCGACACGATGACGACGACGCCAGCGAGGGGGATGGTCTTCCCTGCCGCGCCGCTCGCTGCGCTGACGATGGCGACCAGGGCCGTAACCGCGTGCCGCTGACCGGCCGCGCCGCTGACCGCAGTGACGACAGCAACCGTGCCGGTCACGATCTGCCGCGACCCTGCCGTTCCCGCGCTGGCCGACACCACGGTTACCGTGGCTGTGACCGCGTGCCGCTGGCTAGTCGTGCCGGTGGTGGCCGTCGTGATGGTGACCGTGCCCGACGTGGCGAGGCTGCCGCCAGGCTGGACGTCGACGCTGCCGCTGGCTGAGCTGACGACGGGGACGCTGCCAGCTGCCACCGCTAGCGTCGTCGGCGCCCCGATGAGCGCCGACGAGATGATGGCCGAGCCACTGGTCGGCTCGAGCGTGTTGGCCGCACCAGCGGCCGCCGAGGTGACGGGGATGGCCCCTGCTGCCGTAGCGCGCAGGGTGACCGCGCCGCTGCTGGCCGTGGTGACCACGATGCCGCCACTGGCCGCCAGGCTGCCGCCGAGGTTGGCCGCACCGCTGGCCGTCGACACGACGGGGATCGTGCCCGCAGCGACAGCCAGGGTCGTCGGAGCTCCGCTGACTGCCGCCACGATGGGAGTGCTGCCACTGGCCGGCCCCAGGGTGTTCGTCGTGCCGCTGGCCGCAGAGGTAACCGAGACCGTGCCCGCGACTCCGAGCCTGGCAGCCGGGACTCCGGTTATGGCGCTGACCACCGGGGCTGTGCCCGACGTTACGACGAGGACGGTCGGGCCACCGGTCAGCGCCGAGGCGATGGCGATGGTCCCTGTGACCGCCTGCTGACTACCACCGCCCGATGCCACCTTGAAAACGACAATGTGACCGGAGCGCGCCTCAGGGGTGGTGCCGGTGAATGTGGCACCGGATGAGGTGGACCCGCCACCGTCGAAAGTCAGCGTGGCATGTGCGGTTGCGAGACCAGGCGCTGATGTGGACAGGCCTGCACCTTGCGACACATACGAGTTCAGCCATGTGCCGGGCGCGGTCAGCAGCGAAGCCCCGTGTGAACCACCGATGACAGCAACAGCGCACCGACGCCCCGCTGTGGTGGAGACCGATGGAGTCGTGTAGGTGGACACCGACCCGTTGGCGTGCTGCGAATTCGACGCATCGACGGGACTGCCACTGTCGATGTCAGTGAGTGCGATCAGCTTGTACGTCGACCTTGACGCCGAGCCGATCGTGTACTGCACCGACGTCTCGGACCCGGTTGAGAACTTGTACCAGAGCGCTGAACCGTGGAACTGTCCAGAGCCGCGCTGCGAACAGTTCGGCACCTGAGTCCAGCTCGACGACTCGGGCCGACCGCTGCCCGACGTGGTGTGGTAGTCGTCACCCGCGTACGACAGCAGCAGCAGCGTCCCCGCTGTCTGCGCGGAGAAACTGACGGTCGTCGTCGCTACCGACGACGACCCAGCGGTGAGCGAGGTTATCGTGGGGTCGGCCATGCCTGCCCCCTATCGGTCAGAGCTTGTAGATATGGACGGCGTTGCCGTCCGCGAAGTTGTCCGAGAACTTACCGTCAACCATCTGCAAGGTGCGGCCTTCGCCGACCACCTCCACAGCCCCCGCGCCGCCACCCGCGACGGTGAAGGTCGGCGTGCTGGCCGCATTGTTGGTCGATCCGGCGAAGACATAGCGTCCACGGTCCGACCACTTCGTCAACACCTTGACGCTGGCCGGCGCGGTGACGTAGCCGACAGCGGTCGGGCTGTTCAGCACCGAAGCCAAGTCCGTAATCTGCGCGTTGACGGAGGTGACGACAGCCCTGACGGGTGCGTAGTAGGGCTCCCGGAGACAGTGCTGGCTCTGTGCCGGGCCACCGAACGAATGGTTGAAGTACGTGATGCCCTGGGCGCCTGCAATGACGCAGTGCCAGACGGCAGCCCGAACCTGTGCCGGGGTGATGTAAGGGTTCGCAGTTGTCCCGTTGTAGGACCAAGGCCCGCCGACCTCGACGAAGCCCCAGACCGGCCGGGACCTGTCCACCAGTTCGCGCATCTTCTGGACGCCGGCGCCGTAGTTGGACGCGCGCCGATTCTCTGCCGGGGTCAAGTCCCGGTTGATGCCGAGGAGTGTGCCGCCCTGGTTGGCCTGATAGGTATCGGAGTCGGTGAAGAAGTAGAGGTCAACGGACACGTAGTCGACCATCTTCGCCATGCGCGCTTCGGCGTCACGCTCGCCAACGAAGCCGAAGCCGAGGCCCTTGCCGAAATTGTTCCACAGCGCCAGGCCGTCCTTGGGCTGCCGGTCGATCTGATCCTGCAGCACCTTGAAGTGGTTCGCGTTGGGGCTGGCCCACCAGCCGCCGCCCTCAGCAGCCATGTCCTGCTCGTCGCCCACGAGATGCGCAGCGAGCTCGGAGCCTTGGCCGGAGATGGGCGACTCGACGATGGTGTGCATCCCGTTGGCGCGGATCAGCGGACCGTTGGAGTCGCTGACCAGAGCGACGTAGGTGTTGAGGCCGCAGCCCTTGTCCTTGTCGATGTCGGCCTGGGTGCGAGTCGCTTCGAACCATACGGCGACAGGCCAGAAGTTCGGGTCGGTCGGGAGGCCGCCGGCGAACTTGGCGTGATAGCTGGTGCCGCCGTCGATGGGCTGCAGCGTCACCCCGGCAGGGATGCCGGTGGGAGGTGGCGGATCAACCGGAGGGGGGTCGACGGGAGGCGGATCAACCGGGGGCGGATCAACGGGAGGAGCAGCCAGGCTGGCCACTGCGGCGTCGAGCTTATCGAAGCGGCGACTGGTGTACGTCAATACCTCAGTGCTGCTGTACGGGCTCGACAGTCCGGCGAGTGCGTCCGTGTGGTTGCTCATCAGTCGAGGGTGACAGCGCAGGCGCCGATGGCCCACGTCAGCTGATCGCCGGTGGTGACGGTCTTGCTGGCCGTCAGCGCAGTCCAGTCGGTGCGCTGCGTGCCAGCGGTGCTCGCCGAATAGATGGCGAAGTGGGTGATGGTCGCGCCGGTGCTGGCCGCTGCGCTGGTCAGCGCTGCGTTGTTGGCCTTGACGGACGGGGTCGCAGCGGTTGCCGCCGCCCAGCCGGTCGCGCCGATGGCGGTACGGGCCAGCGCGCCGGACTCGCTCGAGCCGTTGGCGCTGTAGGCGATGTAGTCGGTTGCGCCCGACGTCGGAAACACCGAGTCGAGGGTGCTCTGCTGAAGAGCCTGTGTGAGTCCAGCCATGGTGTGTGCTCCTCGAGCTACTCGGTGGTCGGGATCAGATTACCAGCGGGGACCGCCGCTGCCGGTGCTGCTGTGGTAGAGGCCTGCGGCTTGGGCCAGAGCTCGACCACATCGGTGGCGTAGCCGCGCTCTCGCATGACCTGCTCGAAGGGGACGCCAGCGGCCAGCTGCTCCGTCGCCGCCTGCCACGAGGCGAGGTCGTTGTACTGCTCCGGCGGAGCCCACGCGACCTGAGCGTCGGTCTCGCCTAGGCCGTTGACGTCGCAGACGAACTGCGCCCACTCGTGCCACGTCACACCGAACTGAGCGTGGCGGTCGTCGGCCTTGTTGTTCAGCGGGATCTCACTCATGCGCTGACTGTCACCGCTGGGTTGCTGACCACCCTGGCCGTGCCTGCGGTTGGCCGGCATGTCCGTCACGTCGTAGAGCATGTCGATCAGCGCGGCCATCGGAGCGGTGAAGTTGTCGGAGTCGGCAGCGTCGAACTGACCAGGCCGGACGTTCTTCCCGCTGAGCAGCCACACGTTGCCGGGGCCGGTCTCCATGCTGCTGTTGTCGCTGAGGCCCGACTGGTACTCGGGGTCAAGCGGGTCGCCGACAGCCTCAGCGAACGCGTCCTGCGGGCTGGCCTGGTCCACCTCCGACTCGGTGGCAACGTACCGCTGCGGGAGGACGGCGTAGTCGACGCCACCCATCAGGCTGACATAGAGCTTGTTGATCCCGTACTGCGGGCCGTAGGCGTCTGCGTGCTCTGGCCGACCATACGGGCGGGCGGTGCGGAAGTGGAAGACGGGGATGCCCTCGAGCTCGTTGACGATCACCCAGTCGTCGCCGTCGTCCTCGAAGTGGACGAACGTCGCGTCGTCGTTGAAGAAGGCGCGGGAGCCGGCGGCGTTGATGATGGGCCGGTCGGAGACCCAACGCTCCACCCGGTCGGGGTAGTACATGTTGATGCGCTGCCACGTCTCACCTACGGCCAGCCCGTTACCGTCTGGGCCTGTGCCGGCCTCCTCCCAGCGGTGGATGGCCAGCCGCTTCTTGCGCGGCTTCTCCGGGTCGTAGAGGATGCGAACATCCTTCGGGTCGTGGTAGTACGACGACACGTTGCCGATGAAGTCGGGGTCTTCCTTCTCGGGCCAGCCGATGACGTAGGAGTCGCCGAACTCGTAGCCTCCGAGGTGGACGTCCTTCGCCTCGATGCCGAGTTGGTTGTCCCCCCACGCCTGTTCGATGGCAGCCAGCTGCGCGCTGTTGCTGCACGTCCAGCCCTGGACCTTCGTCCGCTCCATCAGGACGTCGACCGGCGTCCGCGCGTAGTTGACCCGGAACTTCTTCGCCTCGTCGCCGAGCAGCTCCCGCAGCTTCACGCTGGCGAGAACCTCGTCGACTTCACCGACGTAGAAGTGCTCAGCCTCGAGATAGTCGGGCTCGGCAGCCTTCAGCGCCTTCAGCGCCTCGGTGAGGTCGGGATGGTTGGTCGTCGCCATTGTGCCTCACAGTCTAGGGGTAGCCGGTCTGAGTCTAGACTGTCTGCCGCCCCAGGGTCGTCCGCTGCTCGCTGCCGATGCCGGTGAGCCAGGTGTAGCCGGATCCGACCGCGTCGATCTGGTCGTCGTTGAGACCCGTCGGAAACGCGAGGAGCTCGCTCACGTACGCCGGCAGCTGCTCGGTATGGACCACGCGGCGCCGCTGGTAGCCGTTGAGCAGCCAGCCGGCCCGCACCTCCTTCTTCACACTCTGGTTCTTCGTCACGTACTTCACCGGCAGATCCTTGAACACGTCAGCCCACAGGTCGCCACCCTGGTTGATCTCAACATAGAGGACGCGGACCTCGGGGAAGCGCTCGAGGATCTCCACCACTCGCAGCCGCAACGACTTCGGATCGAGCTTCACCCGCTCGACGTGCCGCACGTAGACCTTGCCCGTGCCCGTCACCTTGCCCGTGCGATCCTTCACCATCGGGCTGTGGCTGACCACGGCTAGGCCGGTGAAGTCCGAGGTCGTCTTCGTCGTCACGGCGGGGTCGACGCTGAGGATCGTCCTGCTCGGCTGGTCGGTCATCTCCTCGACCACGATGTCGCCCTCCGACCAGTAGGTGCCGTCAGCGGGGATCGGCTTGTTCTGGTAGTTGAGGGCGAAGGACCGCGTGTGCCGCATCTCCTGCAGGTAGGTGAGCGGCCACTTCTCGGGCCACAGGCTGCGCTCCGACCCGTCATCGTTGGTCAGCAGTGCCGGGTAGTAGTAGGCCCTGAACTTCTCATCGACCACCCACTGCGCCGGCTCCTCGTTGCTGGCCACCGACTGCACAAGCTGATGGATGAGGGATCCCTCCATCGTCACCGTCCCGACCGCGACCACCCTCGCCCACTCATTCAGCGGCAGAATGGCGTTCTGGATCGTGCTGAGTCGCTTCTCGGCGAGGTAGGCAGAGTAGTTCGACTCGGATGGTTCGACGTCATCGAGGATGATGAGGTCGGGCCGCTTCTCCCCGACCTTCATGCCCAGCGTCGCGCTGTCCACACCCTTCGCGGCGAACACGAAGCCGTTGCCCTGCTGCATCATGCTCCGGTTGTCAGCCACACTCATCCGCTTCATGTTCCGCAGCATCGGCCGGCAGAGTGAGGGGTAGTCCTTCCGCAGCAGCGCGTTGGTGTCGAGCTCCCGCTTGAAGGTGGAGAGGTGGCCCTCGGCCTGGCTGGCGCTGTCCGCGAAGGCAGCCACGAATTTGCTGTGACCGTGTGCCGCAGCCCACAGTGGGGCGATGAGGAACCAGGTGGTCGACTTCGCCGAGTTGCGGGGGCTGACGTACCCGCGCCGCCACGCTTTAGGATCTTTAGGACGCTTTATCCAGCCCAGCATCTGCTCGTACCAGTCGAGGTGGGCTTCGGAGAAGGAGACGACGCCGTCGGTCTCGTCGCCGACCAGGTGATGCCGCAGGTAGACGAGGGCGAACAGGCGAGGGTTGAGACGGGTCAGCAGCTTCCTACCCTCGGTGGTGTCCAGCAGCCCGGGGTATCGCTGGTGGAACGAGAGGAGGTAGTCGCGGGTCTCAGGGCTGAGGCTGACCACCGATGTCCTCTCGTCCGATCAGGCCACGGACCAGCGCGGCCGGCTTGTGGCCGAAGTGCCAGCCGTCGCCGCAGCGGTAGGCGTGGCAGCCCTGGCTGTCACCCCACCGTTTCATCGCAGCCTTCGCGTCACGCCTCGACAGGTAGGCCTGCTTGCCGCAGTCGGCGCAGGTGTGGTGCACGGTGGCCCTGGAGCAGCGCGGCTTCACCATTCCATGCCGCCATGCTCGAGGAGGCAGCGCAGCGCATCGTCCTGCGCCTCAAGGAACTGGTTGAGGACGTAGAGCCGGCGGTGACCGCTCGCCTCGAGGAGGTGGTGCCACAGCTGCTCTGCGGTCACCCGCTCACCCTCGGCCGGCGGCGTGGGGTCGGAGCAGGCGCGGAGTCTGTCGATCTCAGCCTGAGCCAACGGGTCGGCGTACCTCACGGACCCAACCTCATCGGATCGTTCTCCCGAGTTCGCTCTTCGATGCGCATCGAGGAAGCAGGCGGCAGGTTGGCAGCAGAAACGATGTGGATAACCTGACGCCACGTCAGACCTGTAGTGATCTCGGTCCGGTCGCCGTACTCCCAATGAATAGTCCATTGACGGCTCACGACTCCACCACCTCCGCGTCGACGATCTCCGACTCCCGCACCTTCTCGTCCCGCTCCGCCTGCGCCAGCAGATCCCGCAGCTGCTTCTCCTGCTCTGTCTCGACCGTGACGTGAACCTCAGCCTGGACGGGTGCCTCAGCGCCGACCAGCTTCGCGTACTTGGCAGTGACCTCAGCCCAGATCCTGACGGCTTCGTAGTCCTGCGCCTCGACGCCGGGGGCCAGCGCCTGTAGCGCCACCTCGAGCCGCTGCTTGGCGATCTCCCGGTGTTCGGCGACGGTGGCCTGGCCGTGTGTCTCGATAGCCTGCGCGAGCCTCTTGGTGACCGTGGCGCGAGCCACACCCAGAGCGGCCGCTATGTCGACGTCACGCTTGCCGAGGATCTTCAGCCGCAGCGCTTCGATGGCCTGCGCGTCGATCTCCTGCGGCGAGTAGTGCTGTCCGTTACGCCTCACGGGCCGGACCTCGAGCGTCTTCGTCTCCATCGTGCTCACCTCCTGGGTGTCGACCTAGCGTACTGTGCTCAGTCTCGATCTGGCTTCGGGTCGACGGGCGCCAGCCTCAGCAGCCGGCCGACCAGGGGGCGCAGGACGGGGTCGAGGATGCGCCAGATCATCGGGGCCACCGGGTCCACTCCATGCCACCGTAGCCGAGGCACTTGGCAACGTGCCCCTTCGGCCAACCTGGAGTGTTGGCAACCTGAGCAGCGGCGTCGATCCAGAGTGCGGCGCCGTTGCGCTTGTAGACGCGGATGAGGTTGCCGTTGGCGATCCGACTGGCGAGGTAGGTCGTGTTCATGCCTCAACTATACCTCACTTTTCACTAACCGTGTCAACTCTCGGAACGAGACCCTGACCGGTGTCGGATGCGGCGTCGTCCACCGCACCAACTCCCGGGGTAGCTCGGCCCAGGCTTCGTGTTCCCGTGTCCACCAGTAGGCACACTCAGCCTTCCCTGCCGACCAGGCAGCGAGGAAGGCCCCACCCTCACGCCAACCACGGACGACGGTGTTGACCCCGTCGACGGTCTCCATATGCCCGATGTCCTTGCCCTCGTCGTCGACCCCGTCGGAGACCTTCCGCTGTCGCCGTGTCGGCACCGTATATGCCACCGTCCACCAGCCGACCGCAGCCTTCTCGAGCTTTGCCGCAGCGCCGACCAGGTCAGGCAGGGTGGATGACGAAGGCAATGTGTCCATCTGGAGTCGTCTCGGTTTTGTAGGTGCAGCGAGTGACCTTGGACCACTGGCTCAGCGCGACTCGGAACGTCGACGGGTTGTCGAAGTCGACGCCAGCCTCGGCCAGCTTCCACCGACCATCGGCCCACTCGTCCCAGTGGTAACGCTTGTTCTTGCCGGGCTTGTAATCGTCTATTTCTCTCATAAGAGAACCCTACCATGACAGCATTGGGGGTGCAGTCGGTCCGTCAGCCCCCCCACCCAGGAGTTGCCCAGTTGAAAATTTGACTCTCCTAGTCAGAAGCCCTTTGGGCAGAGGTGGGCAACTCTGAGACACCCTAGGAGATTTCAAATCAGAATTGTCCTAGAGGGAAACCGGCGCCCTGCCCTGCCCTGAAACGCTGTGACTAGGGGAAACGCTAGGCGCGCCTCGCCCAAATAGATCAGTTGAGCGAATGCTGCGCATGGTTGACGAGAAGTAGCCGCTGGTCCAGCTGGAGCCCGATCACGCGCATGACGCCGGACTTGTAGCGCGTGTAGCCGAGGCTCTCCATCCGCTGCCACCACTTCGACGAGGGCAGCGGCGAGTTGCCTGAGTCCTCGGTCCAACGGCGGTACGCCTTGTACGCCTCCGACGACGGATAGGACACCGCTTCGTTGCCGGGCTCGGCCGTCCGTACGCTGACGTCGTCCCCGAGCCACTCGCTGACCTGGTCGGCCGCGAGGTTGAACTTGTCCTTCTCGTCCTGCGCGCTCTTCGGCGTGTCGAAATCACCTCGAGCCATCAACCGCTGCAGGCCGGCTACCGCCTTAACGAGGATGCCTGGCGTCTCGCTGACCAGTCTGTCCGTCAGCCCCTGCCCTCCGGACACGGTGAAGGTGTTCGGGAACGGCAGCAACTGCCAGCGCCGCTTGTAGCCGGTCGTCGTGTCCGACGATTTCCAGAACTCGTTCGCCGAGAAGACCGGCACGGCCCAGCACTGGAACGCGAAGCCGTGCTCGTACTTCCGCTCGGCTCGGATCGTGTCCTCTCCGGTGATGGCCTTGAAGCGTGCCGTCGACTTCATGTAGGTGGCGTCGATGTCGCCGGCCAGGTTGGCGATCTTCCCGTGCAGGGATGCCACCTCGAAGCGCGCCTCGGCGATGTCGGTCAACGTGACGGCTGAGACGTTGGACTGCCCGAGCAGTGCCTTGAGCACGCGGATCAGTGTGCCTTTGCCGTTGATGCCGGACCCATGAAAGAGGAAAGCGCGCTGGAGCGGGTTGCCGCTGAAGACCAGGTAACCGATGATCTCCCACAGGTAGTCGATGGCATCGTCGGCCATGACCTCCTTGGCGAAGACATCGAACTGCGGGCAGGTGGCGTGCGGGTCCCACTCGACCGGCAGCTGGACGGTGGAGTGGAACGAGGGGTCATGCGGGTACAGCTGGCCGGTGGCCCAGTGGAGCATCCCGTTGCGGCAGTTCACGTACTCCGGCACGGGTTCGCAGGTGATGACGTCGCCACGCGTGGCGCATTGCTGCTGGATCATGGGAAGCACGGTTGAGACGTGGCTGGGTCGGAACTTCGACCCGAGCAGCACGGCGCAACGGTCGCCCACCTCGTGCGGCGACGGCGCCCATACTCCCGACCGGTAGCCCCAGATCGAGCGGTTGTCGGTGTTGTCGACGGCGAGCTCCCCGAACTCGACGACGGCTGTCGCCAGGCGCAGGACGTCCAGCCCCTCGCCTTTGGTGAAGAACGCGGACGGGTCAAGGGGCTGTGTAGGGGTGGCGTAGGGGATGAACAGTCCCCCACCCTGCGGCGGTGGCTTGGGTCGCCCGTTGCTGCCGATCTTCTTCCGTGCGGAGTTCCACCGCTCGAGCACGTCAGCGTCCCGAAACCCCGAGTCGCGCGGCGCGTTGCCGATGACGGCCCGATAGGCGTCCTCTTCGGTGTAGGAGTTCCACCAGCTGTTCGACAGCTCCAGCAGGTTGCAGGCCACGGCGTAGGTCTCGGCGTTCCACGGCTCCCCGCTGTACGCCTGCCGCCCGAACATCGGCACAGCAGCCTCCCGGCAGCGGACCAGGCGCGCCACCTCGAGCTCGAAGGCGCGGGTGGCGTACTGCTCGCAGCGGGAGACTTCCTCGGGCGACAGCGGCTCGGCCGGCGTCACGGACGAGGACACCGGTGATCGGGCTGCGACGACTTTCTTGCGGACGAGGATCTCGTCGAGCAGCCACGCGGGCGCTGGCACGGGTGCGACGTCACGCAGGAGTTCGTACTCACCGTAGACCGACGTCCCTGGCGCAGCGATGACGTAGCCGCCGTCGCCCCGGACGTCGACGTTGGGGTAGAGGTTGGTGGAGCACGGGACGGGCTGGTTGACGGTGAACCAGTAGTGGTGCCCGCCTTGACCGGTGAGCACCTCCATGGTCTCGGGCATTCCGCCGTTGTTGCGGGCGAAGGTGTCCCACTCGGGATGGCGTCCCGGTTTGTAGGAGTCGAGGTCGATGACCAGCAGTCCCGACCCCGTGGCGATGCCGATGAGGTAGTCCTCGTTGTCGACCCACCACGTCCGGATCTGGTCACGGTCGAGGCTCGCGTCCTTGAACCCGTTGATGGTGGCTGGCCGCTTGTCGGGGTGGCAGGGGAAGACCTTCCACCCCCGGCGCGCGTAGTCGAGTGCTGCTGTCATGGGGTGCAAAGGGAGCCTCCTGGGCCACTGGGATAGGTCTCAGACTTTACCATATCCCTTGCCCAACCTTGCCCTAGCGGATGCGCAGGTGCTCCTCGATTCTGGCAGCGTCCTGCTCGGCCATGGACGGCGCGTGCCGCACGATGCGGGCTGGCCGAGTCGCCAGTCCCTCGACGATCAGGCGGCGGATGGCGTCAGCACGGGAGGCCGGCATCGCTGCGGCGTAGGCGTCGAGCTGTTCCCGCTGCTCGACGGTGAGAGTGGTCTGCACCTGCTCGGTCTTGGTGTAGGGCTTCTGCGCCATGAGTTTTCCGTTTCTCTAGACATGACTTTTCACTCATGTTACCTTAGGAATCACCGCACTAAGAGAGGCCATCGAGCAAGCTCGAGTGGCCCACCCGACCGATAGAGAGACGCCATGACCCAACGCGAGACCGTCGACACCACCTACGCCGATCTGCGGCCGTCCGACCTCGTCATCGACAAGTCCGGCCAGGCGTGGCCCATCGCCGAGTTGGCCGGCGGAGCCGACAACCTCGAGGCCGTGGCCTTCTGGCTGCTCGACCCCGTGACGAAGGTCAAGATGCACTTCATGGGCAAGGGCCCGACGGATCCAGTCAAGGTCTCCCGCCTGCCCACCCAGGCCGACGAGGCATCGAAGCTCGAGGCTGACTTCCCAAAATCCTCAGCCCCGGTAGGGGCTGGGGTGTCCCCTACGGTCTCGGCTACGACGGAGACGCCGCAGGGAGCGACGGCGGAGACGACGAGCCAGGATGGGCCTTCGATGACCCTCGCTGGGACTGGTGACAACGTCTACGCCAACGCCGTCGTCAGTCTCGCCGAAGCCGTCGCCGCTGTCGCGGAGATCGGCGGCACCGTCGAGGCCGAGGTGACCGCCGAGGAGGTGGACGCCGCCGCAGCTGCGACCGACGACGCACCGCTGACCATCATCCCCTTCGCCGAAATGACGCCGCTCGAGCAGCGCTCCCACCTCTATCTCCTGCACGGCGTCTACGGGTCTGACGTCGTCAGCAAGGTCGAGCTCGGCCAGCTGCACGACCAGGCCCACGCAGCGACCGCCGCCGGCACTCTCAACTCCCGCCACGTCCCGCACGTCCACGCCTGATGTTCCGCGTCTACATGGACGTCATCGTCCTGGTCGCCATCATCATCGGCTCCGGCGTCGTCGGCTTCATCATCGGGAAGAAGCGATGAAGGTCTGGGTTGTCACGATGCTTGGCTGGGAGTGGAACTACGTCAAGGGTGTCTTCGACTCGAAGGACAAGGCCGAAGCGTTCACCGCCAGGACGGAACTCGACCCCGTTGATAGCCAGTGGGTCATCGAAGAGTGGACGCTGAACGAGACGGAGCCTGACGATGACTTCTGATCCGAAGCCCCTGCGCTACACCGTGGTCTGCCCGAACTTCGTCAGCGTCCACGACGAGCACCTCGCCGCCATCGAGCACGCCACCAAGATCGCCGCGCTCGGCAAGTGCAAGGAGAAGCACGTCGTCGCGCAGACCAACCTCCCCTACGGCTCCCGCCACGAGAAGGGCACGAAACGATGACCCCAGACGAGCACTACCGAATCGCTACCGAGTTGGCGCTTCAGGTGGCTACGAAGACGCTGCCGGAGACATTGAACCTGGAGGAATCACGGGGCGACGACTTCTGGGAGACGAAGCGCGCCTGGAAAGCCGTCGACGCCACGCTGAAGCTGGCTCAGGTGCACGCCACCCTCGCCACCATCTACCGCTCGACGGAACGGCTGGTGGAGAAGTGATCAACCTCATCCTGCAGAAGCTCCCCGGCCCGGCCCTCTGCGCGCAGTCGGATCCGGAGCAGTGGTTTCCGAAGAACGAGACGCCGGAGGCGAGCCGCATCCTGCCCGACGTCGAGACGGAGTCGGCCAACGCTGCGGCGAGGAAGGCGAAGGCCATCTGTCTCCGCTGCACGGTCCGCGTCGAGTGTCTGCAGGAGGCGATGGTGAACAAGATCGATCACGGCATCTGGGGCGGCCTGTCCGTCAAGGAGCGCCGACGGCTGAGGAAGGTCCAGAAGTGACCGCCGTTGATGCGGCAATGGATCGCGCGGAGGAGGATCTATCGGTCTCGCAGGCTCTGGGAGTTGACCTCAGCTTCGAGTCTAGGGATCGCGTGATCCTGGCGGCCGAGGTCGACCGGCTCCGCGCCCAGGTCGCCGCCGTCGAAAGCGTCCTCGAGGAAGGGGACCACGGTCTCTACTGCGGCAGCCACTACGGCGGCGGTCACTGCAACTGCTGGCACGCGAAGGTCGCCAAGATCACGGGGTACGGCTATGAGTGACGTCGACTTCCTCGCCCCCAGCGACGTCCCCGACGTCGACCCGTCCAAAGTCCGCCGACACAAGCGGACGGGGGCGCCATACGTCAAGCAGCCGTGCCCGAACGTCAGCCTTGGTGCGGAGGTCGATGGCGAGTATCTGCCAGTAGCAGAGACCTGCATCGACGGCAAAGTTGAGGGCAGGAGGCCCGGCACCACGAAGCAGTGCCCGAAGTGCAAGGGTCGGGGCTACGTCGAGAAGCTCTACTCGCGCTGTACCTCCTTCGTTTCGGTGCTCGACGACACGACGCAGCTACAGGCGTGGAAGCTCCGCATTACCTTGACGGGGCTGGGTGTCGACCACGCGCTTCTCGCCGAGCTGGACCGCACCGACCCTGACGACAAGGATGCGCTCAACTCCATCGCTGAGCGGGCCTTCGAGGTGGGCGACGGTCACGCGAAGGCGCAGAAGGGCACAGACCTCCACACCCTGACGGAGTATGTCGACAAGGGCTGGCCGCTGCCGGCCAGCCTGACGGACTACGAGACGGGCCAGGAGCGCCCCGTGACCCTGCAGGACCGCGCCGACCTCGCGGCCTGGCTGCGGGTCGCGGAGTCTCTAGACTGGGTCACACTCGGCGCTGAATGCTTCGTGGTGCAGGACGAGTACCAGATCGGCGGGACGTACGACCGCAGGGTGTGGCTGAAGGCTTGGGTCTGCGAGTGTGGCAAGCCGCTCATCCTCGACCTGAAGACGGGCCGCATCGACTACGGCGCCGGCAAGATCGCGCAGCAGCTGGCGGTCTACGCCAACAGCAAGGACTACGACCCCGCCACCGGCGAGCGCGCCAACCAGGACGTTTGTACACATTTCGGCATCGTCGTCCATCTCCCGCAGGGCACGGGCGAGGCAACCGTCCATGTCGTCGACCTCGTGGCCGGTTGGGAGGCGGTCAATCTGTCCAGTCAAGTCCGCGAGCATCGTCGGATGTCCCGCGAGATGATCTGGCCGCTAGAAAGTCATGCGGAATTGACTCAGTAGTGGTAGAGTAAGAGAATCAGCTTGGGCCGGCGCTTGAGACAGTTGAGCGAATCAGCCGGGAGCGGGAGGGTACCCCGCATCTGATCGACTGGCAGAAGGCCATCGACCGAACGAAAGGCACGACATGACCGACGCTTTCTCCGCCCCCGCAGCTGGCGGCCGCTTCAACGCGG